CATGGCGACGGCAGCTCGCTGGCTCGGCAACAAGATCCTTCCGGATCAAATCGACGCGCCGAAGCCGATGACGCCGGAAGAAGTGAAGACGCAAAACGCGGATCTCGCGCAGTCTGCCGGTTACGCAAAGGCGGCTGGCGGTCTGCTCAACCTGGCGAAGCTCATGCAAGAGAAGCCGGAACCCGAAGAAGAAATGATGCCGGCACAAATGCCGGAACGGCGGCGCGTTGCATTTCGTCCGCTCCCGACAATGAGAGGGCTTCTCTAATGGTCGATTACGCACAATACGTCGCAGACCTTTACCAGAAAGAGCTGGGGCGCACGCCAGATGCTGGCGCGCAGGGGTGGATTGATGCGCTTAGTTCTGGTGCGCTATCGCAGCAGCAAGTGCAGCAGATGATCGACGCGTCGCCAGAAGGCGCCGTGTACGACGCATACACAGCGAACCTTGATCGCGCGCCAGAAGATGCGGGGCGTCAGGCATGGACAGGCGCTCTATCTAGCGGCGCACTAACAGAGCAACAGGTCATAGATCAGATCCGGCAAAGCCCCGAATATCGTGATCTTGCGATACAGCAATATGGCGGATTGCTCGGCGATATTTACGAGAAAGAACTTGGACGAGCGCCAGATGAAGGCGGTCTCGCATCTTGGTCTGCGGGACTTCGTTCTGGCGCAGTAAAGCCTGGCGATCTCACGGCGCAATTCAACGCGTCGCCGGAAGGTTATGTGTACGACCTGTACACGCAGATGTTCAACCGCGGGTTGGACCCGTCTGCATATCAGTGGGTCGATGCGCTCAACAGCGGCGCGATGACGCGCGATCAAGTCAGACAGGCGCTGATGAGTTCGCCCGAGTATCAGAAGGCTGCAGCTGGCCCATCTAAGAACGCAAACCTGCCGGGGAATATCAGCCCGAACGGACCGAACACACGTTACGGGAATGTGAGCGTGTTTGATGCGTACACGCCGATGCGTCCGCTCCCTTCTCCGAAGGATCAGCCGTTCGGTTTTCTGTACGACACAATCAACCAGCGCCTTGGGCGCGATGTGTCTGCACGCGGTCTGCTTGATGATGTAAGACCTATGCAGAACGCCGCTCCAATCCAAGGCAACTGGTCGTCGACGCCTCCGACTTCGTACAACAACTACGCCTCAAGCGCGCAGCAGCAGACGCCTGCAATGACCGGCGGATACGCTGGCACGCCGACAGGATCGACAGGCGGCTACACCTATCAAGACGTTGCGCCTGGTCCGACGAACTCGACCTACGATCAGTGGGCTGCAGGTCAGTCGAACCCGAACATGGTCGGCGGTCTCTTGGGCGCGCAGAGCCTCGTCAAGAACGCTTACTCAGAGCTGCTCGGTCGCACGCCGGATGATGCCGGTATGTCGTCCTGGACGAATGCGGTCTACGGCGGCGGGCTGACGCAGCAGCAGCTGTACGACGCGATCCGTTCAAGCCCCGAGTATCAGGCGCGCATTGCTGGTCCAGTTTCAAATAACGACGGCAACTTCTTCTATGCAGCTGACGGCGGGGGCAACGGATGAACTACTACGACATCATGCGCCAGCGCGCGCAGGACGAACGCAACCGCCGGCTGCAGCAAGCTTCTCTTGATGTCAGTATGGGCGCCAAGCCTGTCGGCATCATGCCGTTCAACAAGCTCGGCCCGAAGCTTCTGCCGCAGATGATGGGCGGCAGAGAAGTTGGACCGGCTCGCGCGCCGGAGCAGTTTGGGCCGCCGATGCCTGCGGCGTTCAATGTTCTTGGGTACACCAAGGGTTTAAAAGATGCAGGACCAGAAGCGCAGGCTTATGCAGACAAATTCGCTGGCGGCGATCTGTCGAAGGTGAAGGCTCGCATGATCAACATCGACGGCGAGATGAAAAACGATTACTACACTCGGGGTCTTCTAGATGCGCCGATGATGCCTGAGCCGGGTTCTGCGCCAGACGCATCGACGGGCGGCTATGGACCGCCGCAGCCTGACACGATGGATCGTTTCAGAATGTGGCTTGGCGGATTATTTGGAGGAGGTGCCTGATGGCCGGTCTTCTCGACTTTATTATGGGTTCCGGTGACTACGCAGATCCGGAAAAGATCGACCCGCGCTACGGCGTCCCGATGTCGGACGTTCGCCAGGCTGCGCTGAACTCGATCGGCAACATGGGCGCAATCCTTATGGCTGCAGGTCAGCGTATGCAGCCAGAGCAACGTGCTGCGTATCTCGCGCAACTCGGCCAAGCCGGATCAGGTTTCAACACCGATATGTATAACGCGGCACAGCGCCGTTTGATGCAGGCGCAGTATCAGACGCGCATGGAAGAAATGCAGGACGACAAACGGATCCGCGAAGATCTGAAAGATCCGGCTGCGTTCCAACAGAAGTATGGATTTAACCCCGCAGGTCTTGGCGTTTCCGATGTGCGTCAAGCAATCCGCACCATTCGCACGCGTGACCCGAACGAAACGCTTCTTCGTAATTTGCAGATCCAGAAGACGCAGCGCGAGCTAAACATGCCGCAGACATTTGAAAGCGGCAACGTTACTTATAAATGGGACGCTGATAAACAACAGGCTGTTCCTCTTACGCCAGCAAAACCGCAGGGTGGTCTTGAGGGTGAAGCGCAGTCTCTTATTCTCGGCGCAATGCGCGATCCTGCGATTGCAGAAAGTCCTGAGTATGCGATTGCGTTTAATCGCATGTTTGGCCCGAAGTTGGTCCAGGCGTTTAACCCTGCAACGCAGCAAATGGAATATACCTACACGACGCCTCCGCTCCCCGCTGGCGTTGTTCCTCCGCGTGGCATGGCGCAAGCTCCGGCAGCTGCGCCTGCTCCCGGCACAACGGCTCCGATCATCTCGCAACGTCCTCCTGAGCCGAAGCCTCTGACAGAAGATCAAGCGCGTGCCACAGGCTTTGCAAAGCGCATGGTTGAAGCGTCGCAGATCACTGACCCGATGGATTTTGGAGATGCCGCAAAGCCTGGCGTCTTTGAAAGCGTGCTTGGCCCGAAGCTCGGCCAGACAGGCACGAACTTGCTGCGTAGCAACGATCGCCAGCTCTATCGCCAAGCACAAGAAAACTGGGTTCGTGCAAATCTTCGCAAAGAGAGCGGCGCGGTGATCGGCGCCGACGAGATGGCAAAAGAAATCGAAAACTATTTCCCGCAAATCGGCGACGGCCCAGGCGTCATTGAACAGAAGCGGCGCTCGCGCGAAGCGGCGACGCAAGGAATGATTACGTCAGCTGGTCCCGGCGCCGAACGTGCTGGCATCAAGTTCAAGCCTTACGAGCCGCCGGAAGACGCAAAGATCAAAGCACTTCCGGTGCAGGAGTTGCTGCAGCTCGACACGACAAATATGAACGCCAAAACAAAAGCTGCCTACTACGCGCGTCTTAAAGAATTGAACGGAGGTCGTCGCTAATGGCTGAAAAAATGGATATCGACGAGCTGATCCGCAAAGAGCGAGAGGCGCTTCTCGACAAAGCAAACCGCGGCGTCTTCGACAATATCGCTCGAGGCGCCGGACTTGCCACGCGTGCGATCGGTCCGGTCCTTGCTGGTGGCGCTGCTGGCGCTGCTATGGGCGCTCCTTTGGCTGGCGTCGGCGCTATTCCTGGCGCGATCGCTGGGATGGCTGCGGCGGGGCTTGCAGAGCCTCTCTCCAATGCTGCGGTTTCAGCCTACAACTATTTCACAGGCAACCAGCAGCCCACGCCAACGCAAGCAATGGAAGCTGGCATGACACAGATGGGCCTGCCGCAACCTGAGACGGCCAGCGAACGCTTGGCGTCAGTTGCGCTGCGGTCTGGCGTCGATGCCATGACAGGCGTTGGGGCAGCTCGCCAAGTGGCGCGTGCGCTACCGCAAACGTCGCAAGTCGCTCGACCTGTGATGGAGACATTAGCCGACAACCCAACATCTTTTACGGCACGATTACCGTTCACAAAACAAGGTATTGATGTCGGTAAACAAGAAATGGCCGCGATGCTTGGCGGCACTGTAGCGCAGGGCGCAGTTGAAGCCGGCGCTCCGCCGATCGCAGCTGCTGGCGCTGGCCTTGCTGCCGGCATGTTGCCAAACATTCGCCCAGGCCAGATGCTGCCAGATCGTGGCGGCGAAGTTCGCGCCGGCAACGTGCGGGCGCTGGAAGAGGCCGGGATCCCAATTACGCCAGGTCAGCGCACCGGCAACGCGTTCGGCCAGAACGTCGAGAGCGTGATGAAATTCCTTCCAACGTCGGCGCCGACAGCAGCACGCGTTGAAGATCAGCAGATGCGTGCTTGGACGCGCACCTTGATGAAAGAGGCCGGCATCGACAGCGACATCGCAACGCCGGAGGTACTTTCTGCCGCTCGAAAAGGCTTCCGCAACGAGTACAACGCGTTGGAGAAGTCGACGCCTTTCCGCGGCGACGAGCAGCTGTTCAATGACTTGGCGGGCATTGAGGGCAATTACGTTCGCGGGATGCAGGATGTCGCTCCTGTATGGACGAAGCTCCGCGACACGATCCTCGACTATGCTGCCGGCAAGAAGGTTGATGGCGTCGACTACCATCGCGTGCAATCGCGCATCTCTGAGGAGCTGGCCCGTGCCAACCGCAGCGACAGCCCCAGCGCAGGGTATTGGGCAGAGGCGCTAGGCAAGGCTCAGAAGGCTCTGGGCGACGCAATGGAGCGGTCTGCTCAAAACCCCGAGCTGCGCCAAGCATGGAACGACGTGAACCGTCGCTATGCGCTGTTCTCTCGCATTGAGGACACGATGGCACGGGCAGGCAATGACAAGCTCAACACGGGATTCATTCCGCCGCAGCAAATCGGCGCTGTCGAGCGCGCCAGAAACCCGCAACAGTGGGTTGAAGGCGGAAACCGCTTCACGGATCTTGTCCGGTCTGGCGCAGCAGTGTTGCCGGATCCGGTGCCAAACTCAGGCACGGCGCAGCGGACGTTTGTTCAAGATCTTTTGACGGGCGGCAAGCGCGGCGCCCCGGCAGCTGCTGCTGGTGCAGGCGCACAGGCTGCGGGATTGGCTACGATCGACCCAATCCTGTCGCTTGGCTTGCCATACTTTGCCGCGCGTCAGTGGCACGCGCCGAACCTCACCCGTGAGCAGCAGCTCATTCTTGGGATCCAAGCGGGGCGCGGAGCGACCAACACACGATAGGATCCAACCTATTGCAAACCGTTACCCGAACCCGTTACCCCGATCGGGTAAAGCGCGGGTAATTACCCGTTCACGACCTTGTCGATGCTGTCGGCTAAAGCCTGGTCGTCGCCGGTCAGGACGCCTGCATAAACGGTCAGCGTCACCTCGACGTTGGCATGCCCCAGGCGCTCGGAGACGGCCTTCAGCGGCATCTTCTCGCGCAGCAGGTGCGTGGCGTGGGCGTGGCGGGTCGAGTGCAGGCAGTAGCCCTCGTCCAGCCCGATCGCGCGCAGGGCGTCCTTGGTCGCCGAGGTCATGTAAGACAGGGTCGGGCGATCGCCCCACACGGTCTGCAGGACGTGCTTGTCAGGCCGTCCGGCGGCAGCACGCAGCTCGTCGATCAGCGAGCGGGGCATGCGGATGGAGCGGATCGACTTGGCCGTCTTGGGCTTCTTCTCGTACTCGGCGCTGCCGACGCGCACGACGGTGCGCGAGACGTGAATGATGCCGGCCTCGAGGTCGATGTCTGACCACTTCAGCGCGCACATCTCGCCGCGACGCATGCCAGTGTGCAGGGCGAGGCGGATCATGCGGCCCAGGAACGGCTTGTCGGCAGCGTGCGCCAGCAGGTCCTTGATGTGGCGCTTCTCGAGAGGCTTGCGGCTTTCGCTGGAACCTTTCGGCGCCGAGACGCGTTTCATTGGGTTCTTCGCCAGCACGCCGGCTTCGATCGCCTGGTTGAACATCGCCTTCAGATGGTGATGCGTGATCGTCATCGTGCCTTCCGCGACGGCACGGATCCGCGACAGGTAGAACGTCTCGATGTCCTCCTTCGTCAGCGAGCGCAGCGGGCGCGTGCCGTACATGGCGAAGAACGGCTTCATCAGGTTCTTCTGGCTCTGCTCGGTGACTTCCGAGATCTGCTTCAGCGCGAGGCGATTGGCCTGCCACTTCGACCAGTGCATCTCGACGCTGTCGTCGGTGATCTGGACGAGGTCGCCGGTCTGGTGCTGCTGGAGGATCTCGACCTTGCGGGCGTCGGCATCAAGCCGCGTGCCTTTTAGGGTCTCGGTGCGGAACTTCCGCTGGCCGCTTTCCTGCGTCTCGATGCGGATGCGGAACACGCCAGGGCTGCGCTCAAAAATCGTTACGTTCATGGGTCTCTCCTCCCGTTACCCGAAACAATAGTTGACTTGTGCGCTAGACGCAAGCGGTTTGTGTGGGGCGCATAGCTATGGCATAAAGGGGCGTTTTATAGGGGAACCGCAATGGCAGAGCTGCGGCGTTACGAACCTACTTGGCGCGATCGTTTGGCTCAGATGATGATGGGCAACGGACGCGCGTCTCCGGAACGGCGCCGCGTTGTCGAAGGCCTACTCGGGTCGTCAGGTCTTGGTAATACCGGGATGGGCGTCGTCGATGTGACGCCGGTTGGCGGCATCCTTCAAGCGCAGGAAGCGGCTCAAGAAGGCGATGCGCGCGGTGCTGCGTTGGCAATCTTCGCTGGCCCTGCAGCCAAGACAGCGAACCGCGCAGCTCTCAAAACAGCTCAGGAGATGGCAGCGAAGGGCGCATCACGCGATGCGATCTGGAACGAGACGGGATGGTTCAAAGGCGTAGACGGCAACTGGCGGTTTGAGATTGACGATAGCGCGTCTCAATTTTTGCCTAAAAACGCAACGGCACGTCTACCAAGTCGATTTGACCTAGCAGAACAATATTTTGAGCAAAAAGGCGTGCCGGCTAAAAAACTATCGACCGGCCAATATCCAGATTTAGATAAAGAAGCGTTTGCTTATGCTGACAGCAACCTTGCAGCTGCGCGTGAAGCAGCTCCAACCCAGCCATTGAGCGACATTTTTAAGCATAATGATTTATATGCGGCTTACCCCACAACCAAAGATATTAAAACCGCCAGAGAGACGCTTGGTTCGTTTGGTGGTTCGTTTAATAACAATCGCATCACTTATGGCAACCAGCCAATTTCGTCTCGCATAGAAGATAGAAGCGTTCTGTTGCACGAAGGTCAGCACGCTGTTCAAGACATGGAAGGCTTTGCAAGAGGTGGCGCTCCAGGCGTGGGAAGCGACGCGCCTTATGTTTATGACAGCCCAAACGTCTTGAAGCTAACGCAACAAGCTGGTGAGCTTCAGAAGAAATTAGAAACCCTACGTTACGGTGGGGCAGAATATGATCAATTAGCAAACAAGATCTACGACCTCAATCGTCGAGCTGATGCTGAAGCCGCTAGAGAAGGTTATCGCAGGCTGGCAGGGGAAGTTGAGGCTCGGAATGTTGAAAGCCGTCTAAGCATGACACCAGAACAACGCCGCGCCACTCCTCCCTGGGTGACGCAAGACGTTGAGGACGAGCTGCAAATCATCCGCGGTCTGCTAGACCGTTGACCTAACCAAGTTTTCTGCCATCTTTCTGATGCGGGTCGAGTTCTGCTCCCCGCGCGGCGTGGCTCTTCAGCACGCTTAGGGGCCTGTGGCGGGTTTTCCTCTCTCCTCCCGACGCCACTGGCCCCGACCCTTTTTGGGCCAAGCTCCCGATAAAAATGTTTGTGCCTAGCGCAAACGACGCTTATGGTGGGTCAAATCAAAGGAGAGAACACATGGAACTGCGCGTACCTCACATTCTTTGGATCTGCCTCTTCTGGTCGATCGTGATGATGTTCGTGGCGGAGAACTTCCTGCCATGACCAAAGCCATCGACATCAAGCGCAACGACGACGGCACATGGACCGTGTATTACTTTGGCAAAGAGGCCGGTTACATCGAGCCGATCCGCTACAGCAATTACGACAAGGGTTACCGCGCTGTCAGCGTTCACGGTCGGCTCGACCACACCTACACCCTCGACGGTGCCAAGCAATTCGTGATTGAGAACTACGGATGACCAACTGGGCAGAACATTACAAAGCAGTCCGCGAGCGTCTGAACAAGAAGCCGCAGATCACCAAGATCAAGCCGCCGAAGCACGTCGACGACTACGTCATGCCGGCGCCAGCTCCGGAGGTTCCGGAGACCGTCGAGCAAACCCGATCGAAACGTCTGAAGGGGTGCCCGCTCTCGTCGCGTCGGCAGGCAATCGTGCTGCCGGTCCTCGAAGAGTTCGACATGACATGGGAACAGCTGTGGGAAAAAGACCGAACCGCAAAAATGCACCCGCCGCGGCGCAAGGTGTGGCTGAAGCTGTGGGAAGACGGCATGTCAATGAACCAGATTGCGTACTACACGCGTCGAGATCACACGACGGTCCTGTGGGGCCTGCGGATGATCAAGAAGGAGCAATCAAAGGAGAAGGTGGAATGCACTACCGGGACACGCTGAAGAAGGCGCTCGAGGTCATGGACGAGCGTCAGAAGAAGTACAGCACGCCGGAGGTCAACTTCGCGCGCATCGCGTCGCTCGCGTCGATCATGCTTAACCGTAACGTGACGCCATACGAAGTGTCGATGATCCAGCTCTGCACAAAGCTCGGCAGGCACATCGAGACGCCGGCCTACGAAGACAACGTGCTGGACGGCGTCAACTACCTCGCGTTCGTCGGCACGTTCGCCGGCCAGCATTTCGACGGCTTGTCTGAGCTGCGGCGCCAGGAAATCATCGCCGGCATGGAAGAGGCGCTGCGTATGGACCAGGCGATTCGCAACAAGCCGTTGCTGACGGAAGCCGAACTTGAGGAGGCCTCCCGTGGCGCAGTCTCTCGTTGAACGTCTCGAGTTCACGGCTAAGACATCGCAGGATCCTGTCGATGCCCAAGCGCTGCGTGATGCTGCCGAGGCAATCGAACTGTGCATCCGATCGCTGTCGTTCTACGAGTGCAACTGCGGCTCGCTTTGCACTGAAGAAATGTACAAAGACAGCCCCTGCGGCATGCGCGCAAAGCGCACTATCACGGCGTTGAACGATGGCCGATCAAGGCTTTGACGCCAACCTGATCCTTGACGACGACGTTGGCGTTCGCGCCGCGCAGATTGCTGATGCGGTGATGACAATCGCCGAACGGATCAGCGAAGAAACAGACACACCGGCCTGCGGGGTCTTTCAAGAGATCATCAAGGCCGCTGTTGGAAGCATGCACTTCCACGGACACGGGGGATGTGCGGACGCACTGCTGAAGGCGGTTCTCATCATCAGCGAAATGCCAGACGATACGACCATCAACTAGGAGAGAGACGATGCGTAAATTACTGACTGCAATCGGCCTGTCGGCAATTTTGCTGACGCCGACGATCGCCGTGGCCTGCTCGACGACGACATACTTCGTCAACGGCAAGGTGATCATGTGTGTGACGTGCTGTCAGAACGGCGGCAACTGCTCGACCGTGTGTTCGTGAGGTCGAGATGTTGAACAAGTTTCACGATTGGCTTGAAGGCGCGAAGCGTGGCGCCAAGTTCACCTACCACACTGGCGATCTTGCATTCGATCGGTATGTGCCGCTTGCAAAAACACCGACGCCTGAGAAGCGCGAACTCAACATGCTGGCCGAGATGGCATACGAGTTTTACTTGCAAGGCGATATTTTGCTGATCCAAAAACGCCAGGAAAAGAACATCTACAAGTACATCGCGGTGAAGAGGTAAACGATGGACAGAGAGAAGCATGCCTTCTTTACTGCCGTGCAACGCATGGAACGTGAGAGCAAAGAGAGACGCAAGAAAGACATCGAAGCGCACAAGCGGCACATGCTCGCCAGCATGACTGGCGGCTGGGCGCGCAATCAAAAAACGCGGCCTAGAACTGTGACGCTGCCGAAGATGTCGTGGGAGGGCAAAGAATGAACTGCTCATCATGCCGCTACTACCGAGGCACGACGATCGGCTACTGCCATCGTTTTCCGCTTGTGACGAAGGCGTCATCAACGCACTGGTGCGGGGAATACGCAGCAGTCGACGCACCGAAGGCGCCGACAGACACGACGAAAAAATTACGCGGTAAACTTACATTTAAATCGCCACATGATGATTTCTATGGAGAGAAAAAATGAACTTTACGACAGGCTTGCACACGAACATGCCAGCTCCCGAATATCACGCGATCGACGCGCTCTCTGCGAGCGGTGCGAAGCATTTGCTGCGATCGCCCGCGCATTACCTAACGCAGAAAGAAAACCCGATGCAGCCGACCGCGGCGATGCGTCTCGGCACGGCAGTCCACACGATGATCCTTGAGCCGGAGAAGGCGGACATCGAGATCGCCAGGGCGCCAAAGGTCGACAAGCGGACGAAGGTCGGCAAGGAAACGATCGAGCTGTTTGAGCGCGAGAACGCCGGCAAGCTGTGTCTCGACGCTGACGTGTACGACAAGGCGGCAGCGATCGCCGACGCCGTGTACAAGCACCCGACAGCGCGCGAGCTGCTGAAGGACGGGCAGTCGGAAATGTCGATGCTGTGGAAGGCTTACGGCGACACGCCGTGCAAGGCGCGCTTCGACTACTACCGCGGCGACGGCATCGTCGACATCAAGACAACGCAGGACGCGTCGCCCGAAGCATTTGCGCGCAGCATTGCGTCGCTGAAGTATCACATGCAGGCGGCGCACTACCTGCAAGGCTATCGTGAGGTGACGGGCTGGGACGCCGACCACTTCACGTTCATCGCCGTCGAGAACGAGCCGCCCTATGCAATCGGCATCTACCGGCTCGACGAGGCGTCGCTGCAGACCGGACGCATGCTGATGGAGAAGGCCGCAATGGCCTTCCGGACGGCAGCAGATCCCGTGCAGTGGAAAGGCTACCGCCAGGACATTGAGACGATTTCCGTGCCGTCCTGGGCGCTGCTGGACCCCAGCTGGTAAAAAGCTGTGGATAAGTTTGCGCTCTAGGCGTCAGTATTTGCGTCTAGAGCGCAAGGCGTTCTAGCTAACGGTGCAGTGATTGGTGGAGGGTTTGAAGTGGCCGGGATTGTTATCGAGACTACAGACGACATCGTGCAGGTCATTGAGCGGGAGCGCGTGCGGCAGGGATTGTCGCAACGGCAGCTTTGCGCCGAGGCGGGCTTGTCGCATGGGGCTTATTGGTTTGTGAAGCAGAACCGTGGCGGGCTTCACATGGACACAGCTTTGAGACTGCTCGAGGCTGTTGGGGCCGGCGTCAGTGTTGAGGTTCAAAAGTGATGCCGATGCCTGGCGGAACAATCCTAATGTCAGGCCAAGTCTGGTCTGAAAAATGGGCCGGATATATCGACTGTGGCAACGGCAAGTTTCGCAAGCCTGCTGAATGGAACGGTCGAACCATTAATCGTTATGCGATTGAAAAAAGATGCGCTCACTGCGGCACAGAAACGCTGCAAAACACATCGAACGCTAAAAAGAGCGCCAATGCCTATTGCTCTGTCGAGTGCAAATCGCATTACGTCAAAGCTCGACATCGCGGCAATAAGGTTCGCAAGACGCGCAAACATGGTCGTGGCTCGCACGTTTTAGTTCGGATGCATGAGCATCATAGAGCTGGTCGTCATGGGACGGTCTTTGAACACATCCTAGTTGCCGAGCAAAAGATAGGTCGACCGATTGAAAGGCATGAGCGTGTTCATCACATCAACTGCATAAAAGACGACAACAGGCCTGAAAACCTATTTGTGTGTGCAGACGATCGAGAACACTTCCTCATTCACGGCACGCTAAACGATTGCGTTGCCGAACTGTTGGCGTCTGGCGCGATCGTTTTTGACGAGGATGCAAAGACTTATCGGGTCGTGAAGCAATGATTTCGGTAGGAATAGATCCAGGTTTATCGGGAGCTATAGCGTTCTTTGATCGAGATGCCGGAACGCTTCAAGTGTTCGACATGCCAACTGTCGAGATTACGCGAAACGGCAAAAAGAAAAACGAAGTTGCAGCTCAAGCATTGGCGCTGATGTTTCGTCCTTTTGTCGATTGCCAAATGTCGATCTACCTTGAGCGTGTAAATGCGATGAAAGGCCAAGGTGTTACGAGCGTTTTTTCGTTTGGTAGATCAACAGGAATTGTCGAGGGCGTCGTGTCTTGGCTTTCGTCTCCATTAACGCTTGTTGCGCCGCAACTTTGGCAAAAAGCTGTTGGTTTGCGCGACGGGAAAGATGGTTCGCGCCTTCGCGCAATGGAGCTGTTCCCGGCATACGCGGAATTGTTTCGCCTGAAAAAAGCACACGGGCGCTCAGATGCCGCTCTCATCGCCTGGTACGGCGCGACGCAGTAATCCCGGCCACGGGGATCAGTGGCATTAAGGTAGAAAAGGACTAGGGTTCTATGGCTCTTGGTTTCAACACAGAAGGCCGCTCAAGCGGAGACATCCTGCCGATCGTGAAGTTCGACGCGAAGTCTGGCGACTTCATCGCCCGCAATCGCGAGCAGCGTTCGGACGGTATGTGGGACAACATTGAGGAAGAGGTCGCGCTGCCGTTCAAAGCGATCTTTGACTTCGACAACATTGAGGTCGGCTGGCTGTCGTTCTCGTCGGGCGCTCCCGACTTCCACATGGTCAAGTATGGCGAGCGCATGCCGGCGCAGCCGTCGCCCGAACACAAGCACGCGTTTCGGATCCGTATCTACTCCAAGGCTCTCGGCCTGCGTGAGTTCTCCCACAGCTCCAAGACCATGCTGCGGGCGATGGATCCTCTCCACAACCAATTCCTGGCCGACCAGGCGGCGAACCCCGGCAAGGTTCCTGTCGTCGAGGTCAGCGGCCTTGAGACCGTTAAGGTGAACAGCCCGCAAGGGGAATTGCGTTTCAAGGCGCCGAAGTGGTCGATCGTTTCATGGGTCGCCAAGCCCGAGGCGATGGATGGAGCTGCAGCTGCGCCCGCTCCTGCGCCGGTTCCTAAGCCCGCTCCGGCTCCGGCTCCCGTTGCGGCCAGCGACGACGAGTTCTAACAAATAAAAAAGGGCAGGCTCACGGGTATGGCCTGCCCTTTAGTTGTCCGCACCAGGGGAGAAAGAGTAGCGCGGAATGTCCGAAGCAGTAACACAACAAGAACCGAAAGACATCAGCGAGCATTCGATGAAGCTCGCATTTGCTGTGGGCGGGCGCACCGATGTCGCCCTCACAGTGAAGGACTACACGTTTCAGCAGCTCGCCGCTCGCCTGCGTTCGCCACGCCAGGGCGCCAAGGACGGCAGCTATTACATTCGCGGCGGTGATCTCGTCGCGCCCAAGCGTGCGGACGAAAATCTCCGCAGCGCAGAACTTCTGATCCTTGACGGCGACAGTCGCATCGACCCCGAGACCGGCGAGATCCTGTCGGGCGCTCCGCCCATGCCAGAAGTGTGTGTAGCACTGCGTGCTATGGGCATCGCCTACATCGCCCACACGTCGCACAGCTATCGCCCCGTCAATGGCGGCGGTCAGCCTCATTGGAAGTACCGCATCGTCATCCCGGCGCGTCTGAAGTCACAGCAGGAGCTGCTGGCCTGCGTGCAGTGGATTCTGGCGCAGTTGCACAGCCGCGGCGTCTGGCTGGCCGACGTCACCGAGAACAGCAAGTGGTCGCAGCCGTGGTATTTGCCGCGCGTCGAGCAGCCTGACGCGTTCCTGTTCGACGTGAACGAGGGCGGTCATGCGTTCCCGGTCGGCGAGGCGATGGCCTGGGCCAAGGAACGGGCCAAGCGCGAGCAGGTCGAGCAGTCGATCGTCACAGCTGCACCAGCGAAAGCCTCTGGCGACATCGACCAGTTCAACAAGGCGCGTGGCCTTGAGTGGGTTCGATCGAAGCTCGAGAGCCAAGGCTATAAGTTCGTCTTCAAGGACGGAGACAAGTATCGCTACATCAGGCCAGGCTCAGAGAGCGGGACGCCTGGTGTCGTCGTCTTCCGTGGCGCCCGTGGTGATTATTGCGTGTTCAGTCACCACGGCGCTGCGGATCCCCTGTCGAACCGCGTCTCGGATCCGTTCGATCTCGTCGCCATCTTTGATCATGGCGGCGATCGGAAGGCCGCAGCGCGGGCCGTGCTGCCCAAGGCGCCGAGCGTCATCGAGCAGCTGGGGTTCCTGTCGGGCCAGCACGCGCAACCTGTACCGCAGACGGTACAGGTCGAGCAGCCCAAGCGCCGCATCGACCTGGTCCCGTGGCACGACCTGCAGGACGTGAAGGTTAAGTGGCTGGTTAAGGACATGCTCCCGGCCCGATCGTTCAGTGCAATCTACGGCAGGTCCGGAGCGGGAAAGTCGTTCTTTGCCATGTACCTAGCGGCAATGGTTGCGGCTGGACGTGAAGCGTTCGGCTGCGATGTCCAGCAGGGCGATGTGGTCTATTTGGCGCTCGAGGGCGGCGCCGGCTTGCGGCGTCGGCGTGATGCGCTGATGCAGCGATACGACCTGCCGGACGATCTGCCCGTGCATTTCGTGAAGGCGCAGATGAACCTGCGGTCGTCTCTCGACGATCTCAATGCGCTGATCGAGGTGATCAAAGAACGCGGCATCAAGCCTGCCGTGATCTTCGTCGACACGCTGGCGCGTGCCTATGCCGGCGGCGAGGAGAACTCGTCAGCCGAGATGATGCAGTTCGTTAGTGTCATGGCGGCGCTGCAGGACGCGCTCGACTGTACGGTCTGCGTGGTTCACCACACAGGCAAGGACGAGAGCCGCGGCATGCGTGGCTCCAGCGCGCTCCTGGCGGCTGTGGACGCCGAACTCGAGCTGACGCGCATCAGTGACGACGATGCGACGGAGCCTGTCTGCACGGTCAAATCGACGAAGCAGAAGGACGGCATGGACGGCCTCTCCTGGTCGTTCCGTCTCGACCTGATGCACGTCAGCCAGTTGGATCCGGATGCCACATCTCTGGTCGTGCATCCGCTCAACGAGACCCATGAACCGAAGAAGCGGAAGCGGGCCAGCGGCAACCAGAAGGTGCTGCTCGATGCGCTGCAGATGGCGATCAGCGAGCAGGGAAGAGCGGTCGGTTTGGACCAAATTCCGTCCAATCAGAGGGTTGTCAATGTCGACGTGTGGCGCACATATTTCGACACGATGACCCATTTACAGGGCGACAGCGCGCGTCGGACGTTCGAGCGTGAGGTGCCAAAGCTCGGACAAGCCGGACATATAAGCATGTGGGCTAAATATGTATGGTTTACAGAGACTTAGATGTTTCGGACGTTTACCGGACACTTTTTCGGACACTATTTGGCGAAGTTAAAAATCCGGACGGACACGGACACAACACTAGGAAGTGTCCGGTGTCCGGATTTAATCGGGGCAGAGAAAGGAGGGTGATGTGGGAAGGGTGATGGAGAGGGCGTTCATGCCGCTGCCGATCGACCGAGGGCCAGTGCAAGATGCGCTCGAGCCGGTCGACAAAGTCGCCGTCGACATGGAGCGGAGATGGGGCGTCGGAAGGCTGCAGAGGCTGGTCACGCCGGACATGGCCGCACGCTTTTCGTCGGCTAGGTCAAAGCTCGACGACGCAATCCGTGATAATGATCTCGAGCAAGTTGTGCATCGCGCAAACGTCGTGATCCGCGGATGGCAGGCGCTCGATAAGGCGGCAACTGAGGCGGGACACAAAACCTATCCCGAAGCCGTCTGGCAGAAACGACATAAAGGCAGTACCTATACGATCGTGCTGGATCGGGCTGACGTAGGGAAGGTTGCGGTCGACAGTGAGACGCCGCAGCATGTCGTGACGATCGACGAGTTGCTGACGGTCTGGACAGACTTCCAAGGCCGGCGCGTCGTCGAGACGACGAAGAGCCTATTTCCAGGCGCGACGGTCGAGAAGGTCGGAGGAGTGAGGAAGCTAGACGATGACATCCCATTTTGAGGACGGGACAGAACGGTCACAGGAAGAGCTGGACGAGTATCTCGCCGGCATTATCGACGATTACCTCGCTGAGTGTGAGGCGTCGCCTGTGCGGTTTATGGCAGTCACAAACAACGGACGGACATACAAGGTCAGGATGGAGAACAACGTGATCTGGTTTCCGTCTCTGGCAATCAAGGCGAGGAAGAAGCAGTGAGTGAAACGAAGATCGGAAGGCCGTCCAAACGGACGCCGGAACTGATCGACGAGATATGCATCAGGATCGCAAGCGGACGATCTCTTCTCAGCGTATCGAAGGACGAGGACATGCCAGATCACGCAACGATCTGGCGTTGGATGCACGCGGAAGAGGATTTCCGCGACAAATACGCGCGCGCAATCCAGACGCGAGCCATTAATCACGCAGAAGAAATAAGCGAGACAATTCAACAGGTTAAGCGAGGAGAGCTACCACCTGATGTAGGGCGCGTCGTCGTCGACGGCATGAAATGGGTAGCTTCTCGTTTGTTGCCAAAGGTTTACGGCGACAAGCAGATCGTCGAGGCGAACGTCACGCACACGCATCAGCTGCATCTTGATGCGTTGCGTGCGCTGTCTGCACGTCGATCGGGTAACGATGTCGGGTACATCGAGGGCCAAGTCATTGATATTACTGGCGATCCAACCTTTTCGGGTGAAAGGCAGGATCCGCCAACGCTCAAGCTGCAGGCCGTAAACGCCGAAGACCCCCCCGGCGGGGGCATAGTACCGGGGGGCGGTCTTGCGCCGCCTACCGCTACTCGTACACGCAAAAAACGATCGGACCCCCCACCCCCCGGCACACCGAAACGCCGACCCGCCAAAAAAACAAAAAACGAAAAATGACGATAAGCTGGTTCCGGTACGTCAGGCATCACGACGTTCCTGCACGCCAGGCGGAAGGCTGGGCGGTTGCCGCTGACTTGGGACCGACGCATGGACAATGGTCGGTCCTAATGCAATGGTCCCGCCCGGGAAGCCCGCCGGGATGTGAGACGGACGAACCTGATGCCGCAGCCGCCGATCACGAAAGCAGCCGCCGAAGAGACGGTGTTCGGATTATTGGCGGCTCTGAAAGCGGGGTATAGCACGGGGCGATCAATCGCGCTGCTGGCTGAAAAGCTGGGCATTAGCCCGCCGACGATTTACACTAGGTTACGTCATAACGGCCCGATCGCTAGGTCGTTTCCACAGCTTTACCAACAGTTTTTAGATGCGTCGCGTGCGCGTCCGGCGCAGGAGGTTGAGTTCGCGCCTGCAGCAAAGCCGCGGGTGTCTGTGCGTGCGGGAGCGTCTCCGGAGGGGGAGACGATTAGGGTCTGCGCGATCGGTGATGTGCATGACAGCCCGACGCAGGACAAGGAGCGGTTTAAGTGGTTCGGGCGGCACATTGCGGCGACGCGGCCTGACAAGGTTGTGCAGATTGGTGACCTTGGAGACTTCCACAGCTGCTCGAGCCATGAGCCGGTCGGATCTCTGAGCGCGGCTTTGAAGCCGTCCTACCGCCGAGATTTGGACAGTTTGGAAGAGGCTCTGACACTTATCCACAAGGAAATTGCAGGCGGGAATATCGCTCTGCACTTGGTCGAAGGGAACCACGAAGACCGTATTTACAGGTTTCAGGATTTGCATCCGGAAGCTGACGGCATGTTCGTCGAGGCGATGCACGACGTGCTGGCGCGGTTCGATTGGCGGTTCAAGCCGTATGGCGAGTTCCTGTTTATTGCTGGGGTCGGGTTTGTGCATGCGCCTAAAACGATTATGGGGCGCGCGTATGGTGGGAAGAACTCAGAGCAGCAGATCGGGAATGATGCGCTGTTTTCGATCGTGTGGGGCCACACGCATCGCGCTGTTTTCAAGCAAATCCCGAAAATTGGCCCGTCGCAGCACATTGAGGTGCTGAATTTAGGTAGCGCGATGCCGCAGGGCTATGTGGCGCCCTACGCTGGCACGGCGACGACGGGCTGGACCTACGGCGTGTTCGATCTTGAGCTGCGTGGCGGTCACATTGTGGGTCACCGCTTCATTGGCATGGACAGTCTGCGTGAGATGTACAGAGACTGAGGAGCTGGCGATGGACGAGGACGAAGAATTGGTCGTAGTTGGGCAGGAGAGTGAGCTGGCGCAGTTGGCTGGCGCGTTGTGTGAGCTGGCGCAGCAGGTTGATGTAACGCGCGACGACGACGCGCGGATCTACTTGTTGCAGGCAATGGCGGGGATTACCTACATGCTTAATCCGCCGAAGGGGGAGGTTCATGTCATCGACGGCGGAAAAGCCAAGCGGTAACGATTTCGTCGCGTTCATCGAGCGTTACGAGAACGATCCGATCGGGTTTGTCGAGAATGTTCTCGAGGCGAAGCCATTGCCTTGGCAGAAAGACTTTCTGCAGGCGATTGCGCGCAAGGAGCGACGGATCTCGGTGCGAGCCGGCCACGGTGTGGGCAAGTCGACGGCGTGTTCATGGGCGCTGATTTGGCACATGACGACGCGTTTTCCGCAGAAGAGCGTGGTGACTGCGCCTACGTCCGCCCAGCTGTTCGATGCTCTCTATTCGGAGTTGAAGGCGTGGATCAACAAGCTGCCGCCCGTGCTGCGCGACAGCTACGAAGTGTTCTCCGATCGCATTGTGCTGAAGGGGGCGCCGGAGAGTTCGTTTATTTCGGCCAGGACTAGCTCGAGCGAGAGGCCGGAGGCGTTGGCCGGCGTCCATTCCGAACACGTTTTGCTGGTGGTGGACGAAGCATCAGCCGTTCCGGAGGCGGTTTTCGAGGCGGCGGCTGGTTCGATGTCTGGTCATTCGGCATCGACAATTCTCATTAGCAACCCGACGCGAAATTCGGGTTTGTTTTACAAGACGCATCACGATCTTGCATCTGATTGGTGTCGGATGCACGTCTCTTGTTTGAATATCCCGCTCGTTTCTGCTGACTTCGTTTCGCAGATCAAGGCGACATACGGAGCCGAGAGCAACGCGTTCCGGATCCGCGTTCTTGGTGAGTTTGCTTTAGCTGATGACGACACCCTGATCCCCGCGGAGTTGGTCGATGGAGCCATTTCACGCGACATCAGCATTAATTCTTCTGAACCTCTTGTTTTTGGTCTCGATGTGGCGCGTTTTGGTAGCGATCGGACCGCTTTGGTGAAGCGGAAGGGGAATGTTGTTATCGAAGTGAAGAGCTGGGGCGGTCTCGACACGATGCAAGTTGTCGGCGCGATCGTGAACGAGGCGAAATTGGACCGTCCGGACGAGATCTGCGTCGACACAATCGGTCTTGGGTCGGGTGTTGCCGATCGGTTGCGCGAATTAGGCATGAATGTGCGTGATGTGAACGTCGCCGAGAGTTCGGCGATGAACCCGAACGCAAACAAGCTGCGCGACGAGCTATGGTTGGCGGTAAAGGAGTGGCTTGCGACGAAATCTGTGAAATTGCCGGCAGATGATCAGCTGCGGCATGAGCTGGTGGCGCCTCGATACACGTTTACGTCGTCAGGCAAGGTGCAAGTTGAGAGCAAAGACAGTATGAGAAAGCGCGGCATGCGTTCACCTGACTTGGCAGACGCCTTGTGCTTGTCGTTTGCGTCGAATGCGGCGATGGTTGGCGGGCGTGCGCCCAAGTGGGTGCCTGGTCAGGCTCTCAAGCGTCATATTCGTGGCGTTGTGTGAAGAAGGTTTGCGTGAATGGCTAAGACACCAGCATGGACGCGTAAGGCCGGCAAGAACGCCAAGGGCGGATTGAACGAGACAGGCCGCAAGTCGTATGAGGCGGCTAATCCCGGCTCTGATTTGAAGCCGCCTGTGAAGTCTGGCGACAACCCGCGGCGTGCGTCGTTTCTGGCGCGCATGGGAAACATGCCTGGTCCGGAATACAAGGATGGCGAGCCGACGCGGTTGCTGAAGTCGTTGCAAGCGTGGGGCGCCTCAAGCAAGGCTGACGCCAAGAAGAAGGCGGCAGCAATCAGCAAGCGCAACGAAGGAAAAAAGAAATGAAAAAGGTCTGGGACACGAAGGATCCGACGAAGGGCGACAAGAAGCTGTCGCCGAAGCAGAAAGCCTCGGCGAAGGCAGCAGCGGCTAAGGCTGGGCGCCCGTATCCTAACCTAGTCGACAACATGCGTGCCGCAAAAAAGAAGGGCAAGTGAGATGGAAGAAGAGATGCAGGGCGGTCAATGCCCGATTGCGACGCGCGACATCACGATCAACCTGCAGAACCGCGGGAAGGCAATCGACAAGGCCAACTACGGCCCGATGAACCCGCGCGAGCCGAACGACCGCTACTGGCAGCAGCTGGCGGCAAAGTGGGACGTTCCGGTTGAAGAGGCGATGTCGATGCGCTGCGGCAACTGCGCGGCGTTCAATCAAACAGAAAGAATGATGGATTGTATTGAGCAGGGGCTGGGAGGACGAGGACAAATTGATGACCCTATGGAAACGATTGAAGCAGGCAATCTCGGATTTTGCGAGATCTTTGACTTCAAGTGCGCCGCCGAGCGCACCTGCGACGCCTGGATTGTCGGAGGTCCAATCACCGACGAAGAAGAGGGCGACGAGTACGGCGAAGACGAAGAAGGCTCCGAAGAAGACGAAAGCTACAACGAAGAGGATTAAGTCTTGAAAGTAGCGATCTGCATACCGGCACGGGAGACGGTGTGTTCTGGCTTTGCGAAAGACCTGGCGATGTTGACTGCCAACATCTACGCAGGTCTTCCGCAAGGCGGCACGTTCAACGTCAACATCTTGAGTGGCACGCTGATCGCCGACCAGCGTCAGAACCTAGTCCGCAAGGCCTTTGCCTCTGATTACGACTATGTCCTGTTCCTCGATGCCGACATGCGGTTCCCGGCGAACACGTTCTGGCAGCTGAAAAAGCACGACAAGGACATCGTCGCGGCGAACTACCCGACGCGCCGAATCCCCGTTAAGACCGTCGCGTTCCGTGACTTTGCGAACCTTGAGTGCATTTATACGGACGGCGACAGCACGGGGCTGGAAGAGGTCGATGCGGTCGGCATGGGCTGCATGCTGATCAAGATGGACGTGTTCCGGAAGTGTCCGCTGCCGTGGTTCAACATAGCCTGGTTGCCGTCCGGCAACGTGTGGGTCGGCGAGGACATCTACTTCTGCAAGCTTGCCCAGGCTAACGGGTTCAAGGTCTACATCGACCACGACCTGTCAAAAGACGTGAAGCATATCGGCACGATGGAGTTCACACACGACCATGCGGTCGAGTGCCGGCCCGACGAGCCGCAAGACATTGTAGATGCCGCGCAAAAAATGGAGGCGCTAAATGAAGAAGTCGAAGTCTGACAAGAAGATCGGCAAGGTTATGGACGAGTACGCCGCAGGAAAGCTGCACAGCGGCTCAAAGAAGGGTCCGGTCGTAAAGTCACAGAAGCAGGCGATCGCCATTGCCTTGTCAGAGGCAGGCAAGAGCAAGAAGAAGTGAAGCACTTCTACGACCAGGTCGACGGCTGGTTCAACTTTTCGCGCCCCTACCAAGAAGCGGTCAAGGGCGCGAAAGATGGCGCGATCTTTGTCGAATTGGGGTGCTGGAAAGGCAAGTCTGCGTCTTTTCTTGGCGTCGAAATCATCAACAGCGGTAAAGCGATTGCGCTGCACTGCGTCGACCATTGGGGCGGATCGAATGAGCCTGCTCACAAGACTGACCCAGATCTTGAGCGCGTTTTTGACATCTTTAGAGAGACGATGGAGCGCATCGACGGCCTCGACCTGCATGTGCATCGCATGCCGTCTGCGCCGGCAGCTCACAAGTTTGAGGACGGATCTGTCGACTTCGTCTGGATTGACGCGGGCCACGAATACGAGGATGTCATGGCTGACATCGAGGCGTGGTGGCCTAAGTTGAAGGCTGGCGGCGTCATGGGCGGTGACGATTACCCGATGGATGGTGTAAAGAAAGCTGTAGATACAGTTTTCGCGGGACGCGAAGTCGGCTCAGAGAATGGCTGGCAGTGGTGGCGCGTTCGGAAGAAGGGATAAGACGATGGCAGACATGCTCCCCGGCAAATACGATCCGAGCTACACGCCGATCCCGAAGCCGCGCGTTCTGAACGGAGACACGGGTCTTCTCGTTCCTGATCAGGGTGGGATCGACGACGAAGAGTTCGCGTTTATTCTGCGCCAAGCGATCGAGAACGCGCAGAGCTACATCGACAGCTACCTCGCGCCCGAGCGCGAAGCGGCGATGGCGTACTACCTCGGCGACAAGTTCGGCAACGAGGAAGACGGTCGCTCGCAGGTCGTTCTGACGGAAGTGCGCGACACGATCCTGGCGATGCTGCCGTCGCTGCTCCGGATCTTCACGGGTCCGGAGAAGGTCGTCGAGTTCGTGCCGAAGATGCCGGAAGACATCGAAGCCGCCGAGCAGGCCACAGACCTGATCAATTACATTTTCATGCAGGAAAACCCCGGCTTCCGGATCCTGCACGACGCCATGAAGGACGCTTTGATCCTAAAGACCGGCGTCATCACCTGGTACAAGGTCGACGACGAGAGCGTCGAGTATTACTCGTATTCGGGCCTGACGGCTGACGAAATGATGATGATCCAGAACGAGCCTGGGGTTTTCATCGAAGAGATGCTCGAGGAGTTCGACAGCGCGATCGGCGTGCCGTTCTATTCGCTGCGGATCCGCAAGACGAAGCGCACGCCGCGCTACGTCGTCGAGTGCATTCCGCCCGAGCAGTTCCTGATCGACAGCGAAGCGACCAACATCGACGACGCGATCTATGTCGGGCGCCGCAAGCTGGCGACGGTCTCCGAGCTGGTGGCGATGGGCTACGACCGCGACATCATCGAGCAGAACGCCGGCACGGGCGGCTTTGAAGAGAACCTCGAGGTTCTCGTCCGCAATCCGGCAGATCAGTCGTTTTTTGGCATCACAAACGCAACAGACGAAACGACCGATCGGGTCTTCTACGTTGAGAGCTATGTGCGCGTCGACAAGGACGGCGACGGCATCGCCGAGCTGCATAAGGTCTGCTCTGTCGGCAATGGCGCCTACGTCCTGCACGACGAAGTCGTTCAGCATGCGCCGTTTGCAATCCTTTCGCCGGATCCGACGCCGCACACGATTTTCGGTCAGTCGATCGCTGACCAAACGATGGACCTGCAGCTGATCAAGTCGACGATCATGCGCGCGACCCTCGACAGTTTGGCGCAGTCGATCAACCCGCGCATGGCAGTGGTTGAAGGCCAAGTGAACCTCGACGACGCCATGAATACGGAAACCGGCGCCATCGTTAGGGTGCGCCAGCCTGGCGCGATCGCTCCCCTTGTCGAGCCGTTTGTCGGCCAAGCCGCCCTCGGCGTGCTGGCCTACATGGACGAGATCAAGACGCAGCGCACGGGCATCTCGCGCGCCTCGCAGGGCCTCGACGCAGACGTTCTGCAGTCGACCACCCGCGCGGCTGTCCAGGCGCAGCTGTCGTCGTCTCAAGAGCGCATTGAGATGATCTCGCGTTTGTTCGCCGATGGCTTGAAGCGGTGCTTCCAGGGCATTCTCAAGCTTGTCGTGCAGCACCAGGACAAGCCGAAGATCGTCCGCTTGCGGAATAAGTTCGTCCCGATCGACCCGCGCGGCTGGGACGACGGCATGGACATGACGGTCAACATTGCCCTTGGCCGCGGATCCGACGACCAGCGCATGGCCTTCCTGATGCAGATCATCCAGCAGCAGAAAGAAATCATCCAGGTCTACGGACCGTTCAACCCGCTCGTCGATCTCAACCAGCTGCGCGATGCTTTGGCCGAAGTGACACAGCTCGCCGGCTTCCAGGATCCGACGAAGTTCTGGAAAGAAATCAACCCGCAAGAAGTGCAGGCCTACATGCAGCAGATGGCCGGCAACAAGAAGCAGGATCCGGCGGAGATGCTGGCCGGTGTCGAGGCCGAGAAGATCAAGGCCGACATCCTGATCAACGCCGCCAAGCAGGAACTTGAGCGCAACAAGGCGATGGCCCAGGCCGACATCGAGCGCGACAAGGTCTTCGTCGACGCGATGATCCGCGCCACTGAGCTGCAGGCCAAGTACGGCGCGCAGGTCGACATGGCGATGATCAAGGCTGAGGTCGATCGCCAGCGTGAAGAAATTCGTGCCATGTTCAGTGCGGCTCAGACGCAAGCGCCTGCGGCGCCCGCACAACCGCAGCCGATGATGCCTCCGATGGGGATGTGATGTCGACGTTTGAACAGGAAGACCTCTGGCGCGAGGCTAAGAGCCTCGCAAATAGCTCAGCAACAATGGAAATAATCCGGCGCATCGAGCAGCGCCTGATTGATAAATGGTCCAACTCTGACCCCGAAAATTACGACGAACGCGAGGCCTCATACAACCTTGTCCGCGCTGTTCGCACATTTCGGGACGAGCTTGCGGCGCTGGCGAGTGAGCCAGACGTGACCGCGTTTAACCGTCGCTTGAAGGGCGACCGATAAAGGAGTAAATACATGAGTGGAGCCGAGCAGTCGCAGCCCAGCGAAATCGGCATTGCAGAAGCAGCAGACCGCATGGCGGCATTGATGGGAGCCTCTGAGGCCGAACCCACACCCGCTAAACGTCAGCCTGCCCCTGCCGCGACCGAAGAGGTCGAGGCGTCTGCGGAAGATGTCGAAGAGACGCCTTCTGAGGATGGAGAGGCCGCAGAGACCGACGAGGTCGAAGCGTCATCCGACGAAGATGCGACAGAAGCCGCAGAGGACGACGAAGATGGTTCGGAAGGTGAGCTTTCGGATGAAACGCTCGTAACCGTCAAGATTGACGGCAAGACGCAGCAGATCACTCTGAAGGAAGCGCGGGAAGGCTATCAACGGCAGTCCGATTATTCGCGTCGAATGAATGTTCTCCGTCAGGAGCAACAGGCAGTCGAGGCGGTTCGCCAGCAAGTATTAGTTGAGCGATCGCAGTACGAGCAGATGCTCCCCGTTCTGCAGCAGCAGCTCCAACAGCTGATGCCGCAAGAACCGGATTGGGAAAAGCTGCATCGTGAAGATCCGCTGAACTACCCGCTGATCAGAGACCAGTGGCGCGACTACCAGGAGCGCCTCGCCGCGACGAGAGCCGAACAGGAACGTCTAGGCTATCTGCGTCAGCAAGAAGAGCAGATGCGCGTTCGCCAGGTCGTTCAAGAGGGCCAGAAGTGGCTCGTCGAGAAGGTTCCTGAGTGGCGCGATCAAAAGAAGTGGGACGACGCGCGTAGCAAGCTGAAGGACTATGGCCGCAAGGTCGGCTATACGGACGAAGAACTCGCGCAAGCATACGACCCACGCGCTCTTTTAGTTCTCGACAAGGCTCGCAAGTACGACGAGCTGATGGCTAACCGGCCCAAACCTGTGAAGCAGGACGGCCCCAAGCCGATGAAAGCGGGAACCGCGGCATCTACACCGCGCAAGGCGACCGAAATGACGCGAATGAAACAACGTCTCGCTAAAACTGGCAGCGTCGATGACGCCGCTGCATTTTTCGGTCTACTAGACAGCAGGAGGTAAGCCGATGGCTTCCGTTTCTAAAGTTACCACCTACGACGCAAGCAACGCGATCCGCGAAGACCTTGCAAACATCATCTATGACATCTCGCCCGTTGACACGCCGTTCATGTCGAATGTTGGCCGTGACACTGCCTCGAACACCTATTTCGAGTGGCAGACAGATGCACTTGCAGCAGCAGCTGCAAATGCTGCAATCGAAGGCGCGAATGCTGGCGATGCTGACTTCGACGCAACGCTTCGCATTGCCAACTACTGCCAGATCAGCACGAAGGTCGTCTCGGTGTCGAACACCTCTGACGCCGTCAACACTGCCGGCATGAAAACCGTCATGGCCTACGAGCAGGCCAAGAAGGCAAAAGAGCTGAAGCGCGACATGGAGTTCATCCTCCTCCGCAATCAGGCAGCAGTCGCCGGCAACAACTCGACCGCCCGCAACACTGCTGGTCTTCCGGCTTGGTTGCAGACGAACGTGCAGGCTAACGGCGCAACAAAAGGCACGATGTCTGGCGCTGGCGGCAACGGCTACCCGAACGCTGCTTGGACGAACCTCTCGACCTCGACAGATGTCGCGTTCACAGAAGCGATGCTCAAGACTGCTCAACAGCAGGCTTGGTCGCAGGGCGGCAATCCGTCGATCCTCATGGTCGGCCCGTACAACAAGACCGTCGCCTCGGCGTTTGCTGGTCTCGCTCAACAGCGCGTGACTTATAACCAAGTCAAGCCGCTGAAAATTATTGCGACGGCAGACGTATACCTGGGAGATTTCGGGGAATTGGCGATTGTTCCAAATCGGTTCCAACCCGAGAACTTCGCGTTCGTTCTTGATCCGGAATACGCCTCGGTCTCGTACCTGCGTCCGTTCCGCGTCATCGACATCGCTCCGACTGGCGATGCCGTGAAGAAGGAACTCGTGGTCGAGTACGGTCTCCGCGTGAAGAGCGAAAAGGCTCACGCGATCATCGCGAACCTCACGACCTCTGCGTAATAAAAAGTGCGGGCCGGGAAACCGGCCCGCATCCTTATGGGAGATCGGAATGTCAGTTCAAGAACGCATCGAAAAATACACATTGCCAGAGCCAAATAGTGGGTGCTGGTTGTGGATTGGTGCGTGCGGTTCAAGCGGGTATCCGCAACTAACTGTTATTGATGAAGTTACGGGAAGGCCAAAGAGCGTTCGCTTGCATAGATACGTTTGTGAGCAAACGCATGGAAGCCAAAACGAGATTTACGCACTCCATAAATGTGATGTGAAGGTTTGTTTAAACCCTGCACATATTTACTATGGAACACAAAAAGAGAACGTCTCAGACGCCTACGCTCGCGGCAAAGTAAAAAGCAAGGCTGGCGAAAACAGTAAGTTGAATAAATTGACGTGGAGTGATGTAGAAGAAATTCGGTCATCCTCTGAAACAAATGTCAATCTGTCTAAAAAGTACGGAGTGGCGCCTAGTCGCATATCTGAAGTGCGCGCAATGAAGGCGTGGAGGAAAAATGGCTGAAGAATTTGCTCCCGGTTCGTTCGATCTTGGCGGTGACGAGTTCACCGGATCAATGACGAAGCTCCACATCACGCCTGACGGCAAGATGCACATTGAGAATATTTACAACGTCGACCCGATCGCGGAGCAGGCGAAAGCCGAACGCAACGAAGTTTCACGCACGGCAAAGACAGGCGACATGGTCAAAGTCGCAAGCCTTCCGATGCACGTTTATCTAGAACTTCTCCAGCGCAACGTCATTGGCGATAAGCCGGCGATGCGTCGCTGGTTGGCCTCTGATGAGGCTGCTCCGTATCGCACGCACTGGATGGCAAGCTGATGGCGACGATCACGACATACACGACGCTGCAAAGCACGATCGCCGACTATCTGAACCGCGCGGATTTGACGGCTCAGATCCCGACGTTTATTCAGCTGGCCGAAGCCGACATGAACACGCGTCTTCGCACGCGCGAGATGATCGTGCGGGCAGAGGCGACGAGCAGCAATGAATATGTTCAGCTGCCGTCTGATTGGGTTGAAGCGATCAACCTGCACATCGTCGACGGCAAGCAGCCGCTGCGGTTCGTGACGCTCGACGAAGCCGATCGCATCATCAAGCAAAACATCTACACGCAGGTTGCGGCGTTCTCTCTGATGAACGGCGCTCTTGAGCTTGTGCCGCCGCCTGGCTCCGATGTCGACATCGAGATGATCTACTACGGAAAGATCCCGGCGCTTTCAGCTCAACAGGCGACGAACTGGCTACTGACGAAGGCGCCAGACGTTTACCTGTACGGATCTCTCTTGCACGCGCAGCCGTTCCTCATGGACGACCAGCGCATGCCAGTCTTCGCAACTCTTTACAACTCTCGGATCGAAGCCCTAAACGAAGAGAGCATGAAGTCCACACACAGCGGATCCCCGCTGATTGCTAGAGCCAGGAGGGTCTACTGATGGCTGGTTTGACTAATTTCGCTGAAGACCTCGTTCTCGATTGGCTCTTCACAAATGCTGCAGCGACGCGCCCGACTGCCTGGTACGTCGGCCTCTTCACTGTTGCGCCAGGCGAAGGCGGCGGCGGTACTGAGGTATCTGGCAACTCCTATGCGCGCACTGCGGCGACGTTTACTGTTTCTGGAACGGCTCCGACGACGGCATCGAACAGCTCCGCGGTCGAGTTCCCCGAAGCCTCTGGCTCGTGGGGAACGATCGTTGCTGCCGGCATCTTCGACGCGTCGACTTCCGGCAACCTCATCGCGTTTGCCGACTTGACGACCAGCAAGTCAATCGACACTGGCGACGTGCTGCGGTTCAATACTGGCGCGCTCGACATCACGCTTGACTGATGGCTTATCTCGGTCGGCCATACGGTGAGTACGACTATGGCGACGGAGCCTACGGGACTGCCGTCGTCATTAACGTCGACCCGTATCCTGGCCGAGACTACGGCGGGTGGGACTATGGCGCTTGGAGCTATGGCGAGAGCCTAGCACTCAACCAGATCGTCATCACGTCTGACGCGGCGGCAACGTCGACGAAGATCGTCTCGGCTGTTGCTGAGGCGATGTCGACGACGAGCGGCGCGGCGGCTGCGGCCAATACAGAACTTGCGGCCTGCGTCGTCGTCATAACGTCTGACGCGAGTGCGGTAGGCGGCAGGATCCGCGAAGCGGCTGCGGCTGCGACTTGTGTGTCCGATATGTCGGCAGTCGCCGATCGGGACAGGAACGCCACGGCGATCGGCGCCAGCACATCTGACGGGACGGCCTCGGCGTACATCTCGATCATCGTCGAGGCGATCGGCACATCAGAAAGCGATGCGGTCTTCACGCCGACGCGTGAGACGCTGGCCGGCGCCTTGGCGACCTGCCTGTCTGACGCTACCGCCACTGGAAACGCGAACTATTCTGCTGTAGAGCTAATTGCTGTTCAGAGCGATATGACGGCAGTGCCACGGCGCAATCTGTTCCTGTCTGCAGTCGTCTCTGTGACATCGAGCATGACGGCCAACGGGCGGTATCTATGGGAAAAGGAAACAGTGGCATCTGAGACGTGGAACCCACAGTCGGCTTCTGCTACGACTTGGACGACGGTGCCTGTTTCTTCTGAGACTTGGACAACGCAGTAGGAGGCTAACGTGGCCGACAGCTATACAACCAACCTAAACCTGACGAAGCCGGAAGTTGGCGGAAGCCGTGACACCTGGGGAACGAAGGTCAATTCCGACCTAGATAGCATTGATGCCGTCTTTGCTGCGGCTGGCACTGGCACGTCTGTCGGTCTCAACGTCGGCGCAGGCAAGACGCTTGCGGTCGCTGGGACGATTAACGTCACCGGCACGGTCTCGGGCGGCATCATTGCTACGCTCACCGGCACGCAGACGCTGACGAACAAGACGCTCACGACGCCTGTCGTAAACGGATTTACGGGCGACACGTCGCTCGTCAATATCGGATCCGGCCAGTTCTACAAGGCGACAGACGGAAAGATCGGTTTCTCGACGGCATCGCCTGCATCCATCCTCGACGTAAACGGAAACGTCGCGCAGAACATCGTCGCCGTGGCGGCGTCTGCGATCGACTGCTCCGCAGGCAACTACTTCACGAAGACAGCATCCGGCGCGCTCACCTGGACGTTTACGAACGTGCCGGCGTCCCGCGCATTCGCTGTGATCCTCGAGCTGACCAATGGCGGCACTGGCACGCAGACGTGGCCGGCTGCAGTCAAGTGGCCTGGCGGAACGGCTCCGACGCTGACGGCGTCCGGTGTCGACGTTCTTGGCTTTATTACAGACGACGGCGGCACGACGTGGCGCGGTGTCGCTCTGATGATTGACAGCAAATAAGGGAAGAGTGCTGTGCTGACAGATCTGCTCGTCAAGAATGCTTCAAGCGATCGGCTGTACGTCGAGGACGTGTTCAGCACATGGCTCTATACGGGGAACGGCAGCACGCAGACCATTACCAACGGGATAAACCTGTCTGGTAAAGGCGGAATGGTTTGGGTTAAGGCGCGAAATCAAGCAGTCGGACACTGGCTAACAGATACAAGCCGTGGGGCGACAAAATCACTTCAAACAAATTCAAACATCGCCCAGCAAACAAAAACCGCTGGTATAAGTTCATTCTCTGCGACAGGTTTCAATATTGGTGATGACGGTGATTTTAACGATGCTGCTAGAAACTACGCCTCATGGACCTTCCGCGAGGCCCCGAAGTTCTTTGATGTTGTGACATACACGGGTACTGGAACAGTACAAAACATTTCTCATAATCTTGGTTCCGTTCCTGGCATGATAATTATTAAAAGTGTTTCAATAGGTGATTGGAGTGTTTATCACAGGTCAACGGGGAACACTCAAGTTTTGTTTTTAAACTCTACATCCGCTGCCGCAACTAGCTCTTCCTACTGGAATAACACAACTCCAACGAGCACAGTTTTTACCGTTGGCGTGGGTGGTGCAAATAATAACAACGGCGTTACTTACGTTGCCTACATTTTCGCGCACAATGCTGGTGGTTTTGGTTTAGACGGAGCGCAAAACGTCATTAGCTGTGGGTCGTTTACAACTGACGGTTCTGGCGCTTACTCTGTTAATCTTGGCTGGGAGCCGCAATTTATTCTTGTAAAACAAACAAACAGTACAGCAAATTGGTACTTATACGATACGATGAGGGGGTTGCCAGACACATACAATGGTGGTGTAGAACTATATCCAAACACATCAGGAACAGAGCAGCTTTACGCTTCTGCTAGGCCAAGCGCTACAGGGTTTTATTCAACGAACTTTGCTGGCGCAGGGGCGACACATATCTACCTCGCCATCCGCCGTGGCCCTATGCGTACACCGACAGATGCGACGAAGGTGTTTGCGCCTATTGCGCGTACTGCGACTGGTGCTACTGCCAATGTCACAACATCTTTTGCGCCAGATGCAGTTATTTCATTCCAACGGACGGGCGTTGTCGGGGGCGTAACCCCAAGCTGGTTTGATCGTCTTCGTGGAGCGCTGCGTTACTTATACACTTCTTCGACAGCCGCAGAAGCGACAACCAATTCAAACACGCTTACGGCATTTAATAATACGACTTATACAGTCGGATCAGATCCAGGCGGGTTAATCAACAACACGACATTAACGTATGTGAATTACGCGTTTGGTCGCGCCTCCGGCTTCTTCGATGTGGTCTGCTATACGGGAAATTTAACGGCGCGAACGATTAGCCATAACCTATCCGTCGCACCTGAGATGATTATTGTTAAGAATAGAGGAGCGGTATCACAGTGGTCTTGTTATCACATTGCTCTCGGCAATGCAGGAAGTGTTTTCCTTAATTTAAATAATGCGGGATCAACTTCTGGCAGTACTTTTTGGAATAGCACAACGCCGACAAGTACTGTTTTTAGTCTCGGAGCTAACGCAACCGTAAACGCAAACAACAACACATATGTTGCATATCTTTTAGCAACATGCCCTGGCGTGTCTAAGGTGGGAAGTTATACCGGCACAGGCACAACGCTTCAGATCAACTGCGGCTTTACTAACGGCGCTCGGTTTGTCCTAATTAAGCGCACGGACAGCACCGGAGACTGGTACGTTTGGGACACAGCCCGCGGCATCATCGCTGGCAATGACCCGTACTTTCTCTTAAACACCGCGGACGCCGAAGTAACAAACACCGACTACGTCGACGCGTACTCGGCTGGCTTTGAACTTAGCAGCACGGCCCCTGCAGCACTCAACGCTAACGGCGGCACATACATCTTTCTAGCCATCGCGTAAGGAGGCCAAGCAATGCCTGATTATCGTGTCCGCGCCTCTGGCGAAGTCATCTCCGATCTCGTCCATGCGTTCCCTAATGTGTCAATCCCGCAGCCTCCGTCGCTGCAGGATCTCAATGATCTCGGCGTCGATCCAATCCTCGAAGGTCCGCAGCCTCCGCTGACGCGGTTTCAGTACGCCGTCCGCAGCGGCCCGACGCAGATTAACGGTCAATGGTTTTGGGTCTATACGGCGGAAGACATGACGCCGGAACAGATCCAGCAGCTCACAGATCAGCAGTGGCAGTCCGTTCGCAACGAGCGCGATAGCAAGCTGCAGGCATGCGATTGGACGCAGCTCCCCGACGTTCCGCTCACCGCAGAGCAGAAGGCGGAATGGGTCACATATCGCCAGCAGCTCCGTGACGTCACGAACCAGCCCGATCCGTTTAACATTACCTGGCCGGTTGCGCCGCAGGCGTAATGAGTTGTGCGTGGAGCAACGGCGATGGATCTGCAGCACGTCCTCAACTTCACGGTCGGGGCGGTCCTCGCCGCTCTAGGCTGGTTCGCGCGTCAACTGTGGGACGCCGTCGCGGCGCTCCGTGAAGATGTAAGAAGCCTTGAGCGGGATCTCCCGCGGCACTATGTGCGGCGGGATGACTTCCTCGAGGCGATGCGCCGCATTGAAGACATGGTCGGAAAGATCTTCGACAAGCTCGACGGGAAACAAGACAAATGACATTCGGGATCGGGGAAGCGGTTGCTGCCGGCCTAAAGGTCATCGACAAGTTTGTCCCTGATCCGCAGGCTAAAGCTAACGCCGAGAAGGAGCTGCGCGAAAGCCTGCAGGCGTGGGACAAGACGCAGACAGACGTAAATGCCGAAGAGGCCAAGCACGAAAACATCTTTGTTGCCGGCTGGCGCCCCGCGCTCGGCTGGACGTGTGCCTTCGCGTTCGCGTTCATTTATGTGATCGGCCCAATGATCACCTGGCTGTCGACAATGGTTGGCAATCCGATCCCGCTGCCGTCCTTCAACGTCGACGCCTTGATGGGTCTAACACTTGGCATGTTAGGTCTCGGAGGTCTGCGAACCTACGAGAAGGTTAAGGGCGTCGCGCGGTGAAAGAGAATTGGGGCGCCGCATTCAAGGCCACGTTGAAGCATGAGGGCGGGTTTGTGAACCACCCGAAGGATCCTGGCGGCATGACAAATCTTGGCGTCACGAAGCGCGTGTGGGACGACTACACCGGACGCCGTGCGACCGAAGCCGAGATGCGAGCGCTGACGCCGGAGAAGGTGAAGCCGCTCTACAAAAAGAACTATTGGGACAGGGTTGCCGGCGACGAGCTGCCGTCCGGCGTCGACTTCGTCATCTACGACTTTGCCGTCAACTCCGGCCCGTCTCGAGCAATCCGCACGGCTCAAAGGATTACCGGCACAAAGCAGGATGGCGTGATGGGTTCCCACACGATGGCGAGGATTAAAGCTTACTGCGACACATACGACGCCGAGACGTTCGTCATCACCTACCAGCACGAGCGGCTGGCCTTCCTGCAAAGCCTGTCGACGTTCCAGACGTTCGGTAAGGGTTGGAGCCGGCGCGTTGCTGAGGTAGAAGATCAAGGCGTTGCTCTTGCGAGAACAGAGGTTGTGTGATGCCGCTTGCCCCGATCAGCCTCCCTCCCGGTGTTGTTAAGCCTGCCACGGCGTTGCAGGCCAAAGGCCGTTATTGGGACGCCAACCTTATCCGCTGGCAGGCAGCGAAGCTGCAGCCGATCGGCGGCTGGCAGCGCATTACTTCGTCGCCTCTTGATAGCCCCGCGCGCACGATCACGGCATGGGCAGACAACGACAACAGCGCCTACGCGGCGATTGGCTGCGAGACGAAGCTTTATGTGCTGAACGGCAGCACGTTTACCGACATCACGCCAACAAACTACGTCGCGCCCGACAGCACGCTCGTCGGCCCGTATGGCGCATACGATTACAGCGACCTGCTGTACGGTCTCGACATTGGCACAGTGTCGATCTCGACTGCCGTGCGATCGTCAAATGTAGTAACAATCACAACATCAACTCCGCACAGTTTCATCGTAGGCGTCAGCGTCGTCATCTCAGGCGTGTCTAATAGCGCGTTCAATGGCACGTTTGCAGTCGCCAGCGTGCCGTCGTCGACCACGTTTACGTTCTCTCAGACGGCAGGCAACGCATCGTCGTCGGGCGGAACTGCGGAGCTGACGGAAGCCGATCGGCGCCCGTTCTCGGCATTCTTCACGCGTGAGTTCACATGGACGATCGACAACTGGGGCGAAGACATCCTTGCCGTGGCATCGAGCGACGGGCGCCTCTTGCATTGGGGTGTCGGCGAACAGAAGGCGCATATTGTCGGATATTCGGACATCGTGACAGCGGCGCGTGTTTCTAACATCGTCACTGTCACAACAGACTTCCACCACGGCCTACAAGCAGGCGACGTTGTGACGATCGCCGGCAACTCTGTGGCTGCGTTTAATGCGACTTGGACGATCGCGTCTGTCCCGTCTGATACGACGTTTACGTTCGGCAACAGCGGAACGAACACGACAGGCACTGGCGGGTCTGTTACCTCTGCCAACGTCCCGTCAGGCAATCGTGGCGTGATCGTGACGCAAGAGCGGCACGCTGTGCTGTTCGGTTGCGGCGGCAACAGCCGCCGCATCGCCTGGTCGAACCGCGAGGACTACAACAACTGGAACTTTGCAGACGCAACAAACACGGCAGGCTTTCTTGATCTTGAGACCGAGAGCGAGATCGTTATGGTCGCGCCCGTGCGTGAAGGCGTGCTGATTTGGACGGACGACGAAGCTTGGCTGATGCGGTACGCCGGCCTGCCTTACGTCTACGGCATCGAGCGGATCGGCTACGGCTGCGGGCTGATCGCGCCGCGGTCGTTTGCGACGTTTGCCGGTCGCTGCATCTGGATGGGCCGCGAAGGCTTCTGGATCTACGACGGCGGCTATGTGAAGCCGCTGCCGTGCGAAGTCGGCTCCTATGTGTTTGAGAACATCGACCCGTCTGCCGGCATCATTTACACGAACGGATCCGAGAACAACGTCTTTCCCGAAGTGTGGTTTTGGTATCCGGAAGTCGGCAGCGCAGTGCCGAACCGCTACGTCGCGTTCAACTACGCCGAGAACTGGTGGACGATCGGCGAGATGACGCGCACCGCAGGCTGCGGCGCTGGCGTGTTTGACTTCCCCGTATGGGGCGACGAAGCCGGCGACATCTATTTTCACGAAGACGGATGGACAGCGGCAGGAACGTCTTTGGTCGGCCACAGATGGGCCGAGAGCGGCGCTCTGAACCTGCAGCAAGGTAACGGCATGACGTTCATTCGCCAGGCTCTGACGGACAGCGGGTACGGCTACAACTCGACGACGCTGACGTTCTTCTCGACGTTTACGCCGGAAGGCGCCGAGACGACGAGCGGTCCCTACGCGCCGCGGTCTGACGGCTACACCGACACGCGCGTCACGGGCCGAGATTTTCGCATCAAGCTGGCGGCAACGCAGGACAGTAATTGGAGCGTCGGCGAGATGCGCCTTGACCTAGTCCCGGCAGGAGGGCGCAGGTGACAACGTACCCCGCGCCACAGTCGACACTTCCGTCTCCTCCGGAGCGGTACGAACAGTCTTATTTTGCGCTGGTACTCAACACACTGTCGCGTTCTATCGCGGCAGCTGTGTTGAGAGATCAGGCGGTCGCGTCAGTCCTACTTCAATCTCCTAACGGTTCAGTCTATAAGGTTGAGGTAGATAACAGCGGCAACTTGACGACAACGGCGGTGCCACTTGGTCAACAGGGATCGCCTCCTTAACCGGATGCAGAAGGCTCTGCGGCTCGCCGCAGACACGCATGCTCTGGAAGACATCATCGAAGCCCTCAAGAGAGGGGAGATGCAGGCCTTCCACAATGACAGGGCGATCGTCATTACCGAGATCGCTCAGTCTCCCCGCAGGAAGTTCGTTCACGTCTTCATGTCTGCCGGGGATCTTGATGGAGTTCTCGAGCTGATGCCTCAGATTGAGGAGTGGGGCAAAAGCTTAGGTGCCGAGTTCGCTCGGGCATCTGTCCGGCCAGGATACGAGCCGATCCTCAAGGCTCGGGGCTGGAAAAAGACGATGGTCGTTTTTGAATATCACCCGAAGGGGGCAGACAATGGGCGGCAGTAGCGCACCGGCAACCACGACACAGGTCACGAAGACGGAACTTCCGGCGTGGCTTGAAGGCACGACAAAAGAGAACATCGCCATTGCCGATGCCATCTCAAAGCGTCCGTATGAGGCATACGGCGGGCAGATGACGGCAGGCTACGCGCCGGAGCAGCTGGCGGCGTTGCAGTACGCGCAAGAGGGTGTCG